ACTGCTGATGTCCAACCTTTTCGTTGTCCATCATTATCCATGAAGAAAGTATGTCTTCCATCTTTTGCCTGAAGTAAAACTCCTGCAGTTACATCACCTGGTTTATGAATATGTCCACAGTTTAGTGATCCGTGGTCATTTCCATATCTAATACCAGTGTAATTATTTTTAGCGGTATCAGCAGGATTTGCTTGAGCACTAAAATTCTTTGCCTCCTGTTCTGTTATGACGCCATCATTGTTGGCATCAACATTACGATTTAGTCTATCGTTTACTTTATTTTTTGAGGATGGTGCTGACATTTTTTATTTTATTTAAGTTAGACTGTCTGGTGTCCCAGGAATATTAAGTCTTGGGTCGTTACTGCGAACATCTGTACCAGATCTCTGGATAGCAGATGGAGGTGTAGTAACCTCAGCGTCAATACTCTCCTGTAGTGTATCATAAACTTGTATGAGTTGTCCAGGGGTCTCGTAGACACCTGCATAACGGACTCCATCTTTGAAGAAAACAGAACCATAGTATGCACGACCATTGATATATCCAGTCTGCTTGAGGCCAACCAGATCAGTAACCTGAATAATCTCCTCTGGTTCAACATCAATAACAGGATCTCTAATCACGTTAAACCTTGGAACTGCTTGGAAGTTTGTTCCAGTGTCAGTGATTACTCTAATGACTGGAGTTCTTGTAAATCTTCCTGGAGTATCGACATTAACAGTGATGATTCTACCAAAAGTGTCACACTCATAAGAGAGTTGAACACCATTACTTGGTTCAATCACAACTTCATCAACACCACAATTATGATTGATTCCTGGATTAATAACTTCGATTCCTTCCAGTTCAAGAGTCACTGGATAAGTTCCCTCACCAGTTGAAATTGTGGGTGGTACAGGGAATCCATTTCCAGGGTCATCAACGACCACTTTACAAATTTTACCTTTACCAATCACCTCTAAAGGACATGGAGGTGGAACAAGGATGGCAGATATACCAACAGGATTATCAATCCAAGGTCTACTGAGACCTGTCGATACATCCATAGGAACTGTAATATTAACTTGAACTACTGTAGGATTTTGCTGGAATCCCGTATTAGCAATGCGAATGTTTCTCAATCTAAGTTCGACAGATTTTTTCCCTGCTGTGGTATTAAAACTTTGATAAACAACTGGGTCATTTCTTCTTTCTGATGGTCTAATAGTTGCAGTTTGAACTTTCACACCATCAATCAGAACGTCAACCTCATCATCAACTATTGTTTGAATTTTGTATTGTCCACTAACAGGGAAGTCAACATTATCCCAACGCATTACCCATTCTTTACCCTGAATTTCTTCATTAGGTCTTGCATTAACATTTTGAAGAGTGGGTGATATGAATCCTTTGCGATAACTTGAAATCGGAGGACCTGAATATGTTACACCATCTTTTACAGATCCAGACTCAAGACCAGTTGTCTTTGAACTTCCAATCTTAACGGTCTTTTTATCCTTTCCTCTCTTTCCAGATTGTGTCCAGGTCACACCTTCAATTTTAATTTGCTCAACAGCGACTCCAGCTACATTAGGATTATCATCCCAATTCAATTCAATTGCACACTCTCCCTTTCCACTAATGCTTCTTCCATCACTTGAGAAGGTAGCATCACCTGCAACGATCGTAAAAGAAGAGTTAGTGTCATCTCCATGACCATCTCTAAGTTTTATTTTCTTCCCGTTGTTTGTTACTTTGATCTTACCCCCACTGTTGTTCGTTTCTGTTCTTCCCTTAACTCTACCAACATCAATGGTAAGAGATTGTTGTCCCTTTTCACCTCTTGCTTTCCAAGTTTTATCGCCAACTTTAATTTGTTTTACTGCAGTCCCTGATGTTTTTGGATTATCGTCATGTTCAAATTTTAATGTTACATTACCAAAAGATTTTCCAGTTACAATCAGTTTTGATGCATCCGAATTAAACCTTGCTTTAATTCCAGGGGAAGTTGATACAATTCTGAAAGATGAGTTCAAATCAAATCCATTATCAATGTTATCATCAAATTGCACTTTAGTTGTAGATACAACTCTTCTACCAACTCTACTACTTCCAAAAGTATAATCTATATTAAACTCTTTTTTTCCTGCAAGAGTTTCTGTTACTTTAACATCTTTATTAGCAGCATTTAATCCAACATAGGTAATCTTAGATTCACCTTGTCTTTCCGTTGTTTTTGCAGGAGTCGCCCAATCTCCTGTATTAAAAACTTTTTTATTTACTTTTTTAAATGTTTCGGTAACCTGATTAACGACTTCAACTTCAATGGTATGCTTCCCTGCAGAAAGAGGGAACTTGACAGTCTGAGGAGACTTTGATTTAAATCCTTCAAGACCTCTATTTGGGTAATTCAAACCACCAGACATGACCTCATTGCCATTCACCAAGATTCTACCGCCGTTATCAACAGTTCCTTTCAATCCATAGAAACCTGCGTAGGGTGCCTCAAAAACCCATGAAGTTCTGTAAGGAGATCCACCAGAGTTATCAGAACCTGGAGTTGCAAGTGGTATGATGGGGGATATTGCATATCTATTCATGAATTGACTCCACCTGTCATCAATAGACACGGGGAACCATTTATCTATAGATCCTGGAAATCTTGTAGTCCAAATGGGGTTGTTAGGACATCTTCCCTCTCCCACAGGTTTTGGTTCTTGTGGAATAGGAGGTAGTGGTGCATCAATCACCATGGCAACTCCCATTGGATTATCATTCCAAGATCTGGCAGAAACAACTTTCTTCTCTTTGAAAGTTGCTCTAATTCTTACAGCAAGAGCCATTGGATTACCACCACTAAGAGGTTTTCCTGGAATTTGTTTCAGTTCTGCTCTGATTCTATACTTACCTGCTTCAAAGTATCTTGTCTCAAAACTTTTACCAGTGCTTCTTCCTGGACCACTAAATCCCTTCTTCCTGATGATAACTTCATCACCACCATTATTAATGTCTCCAAGACCATTACCAATTTCCATTCTGCCACCACCAGCACGATTACCAATGTAGAGAGTCACATCATCATCAACCATGGTTTCAATGTTGTAGTTACCGCTGATAGGGAAGTCTACATATTCCCATCTAATAACATGAGTTCCAGCAAAATCATTTGTTGAAGATTTATTTGACCGAGGATCAAATGGAAGAACACCAAACTTGTTTAAGAAGTCTCCATCTCTACCTGCATCTGGATTAATTCTCCACAATTTTCTATCTGCTTTAGCAATAAATTCTTTAGTGTTAAAAATTTCTGAAGTTTCAACACCTTCTGATCCAGGAGATGATTTTTTAGGTTCTGGTTTTGCATCAACTCTAAAGGTTAGATCAAATGTTCCTCTTGTTTGAGTTCCTTTAGGACCAGTTCCTGTTATAGAAGTTCTATTTGATGCAGTAAAAATACCTCTATTTACTCTTACTTGCATATCATCGTTATCATTAAAAGATCCAACATAATCTGCAAAAGCAATCTTACTTGGTTTATTTCCTTTCTCTTTGGTGCGTTGCTTGAACTCTTGTACTGTTCCTTGTTCTACAACTCCAGAACTTGATTTGGTATTCGATACTTTATTAATGTTTATTGTTCTCTTGACATTACCTTTTTCACCTCTCTGAATCCACTGAGTGTCACCTATCTTAATTGACTTTACAGCAACACCAGCTGTGCGTGGATTATCGTCCCATTCTAATTTCAGGGTAACATCACCTTTTGATTGCCCAGTAACAATTAACTTTGTTCCATCATCAGAGAACTTTGCTTTCAGTCCAGGAGAAGTTGACATGATAGTGAACTTAGCATTAGCATCACCACCACTACCGTCTCTTAATTTTAATGTATTATTATTATTTCTGCTATTTTTACCTGAAACTTCAATTGGATTATTTGACCTGTTTAATCCATCAAATTCTAATTTATATTCTCTTTTATCAGATACTTTTTCTGGAGCAGCATCAGCAATTGCAACGACCTTATAATTGGTGTTTCTAAGAATATTGATTTCTTTTTTATAAGAACTATCACTCTTCTGAACATTATCCAGAACAAAAGAATGAGATCCGTTTTCGGAAGTGAATGCAAATTTTATCGCTCTATGTCTTTCAGTTCCTTGTCCATAAACTTCAAACTCAACAGGAATTCTATTTTTTTCCTCTCTTTGTACAACTATTTTTTCATAGATGGGAATATTTTCAAGGTCAACTCTGATTCTATGAACGCCAGACTTTACAAACTTCTTTAACTTATCTGGAGCTCCTTTAAATCTTCTTGTTCTACCGACTAACTCATTATCAAGAAAGATATCAGCAACGTTGTCTGCAAGAAATCTAAAGATATAATCTCCATCATATGGAAAATCTTCTTCCCATTCAAGAGTATGTTCAATTCCAGCAAAGTCACTACCAGGAGCATTTGATGGAGGAACTGGAGATATTGCATGGTTATTCATGAAACTATCTTCAATTACCCTTTTAGTTTTGGGTTGTGGTTTAAAATCTTTGGTGCTCTCAAAAATATAAGTTAAGTCATTGGTGCTATGCCCATCTCGCTTTCTTTCATTGGTGGCCCTGAATATACCTTGAGTTGCTTCAACTTGCAAGTCATCATTATCATTTGCAGACCTAACAAAATCAGCAAAAATTACTGTTCCTTTTTTATTTCCTTTAATTTCTTTTGATCCTCTTCCAAGACCTCCAACAAGACCTTGCTCAACTCCCTTCCCCTTGTAGTTACCACTGGCAGTTACTTTATATTTGGTGTTCTTTTTTACCTTTTTTGTTACCGTTGTTTCTTTATCATCTTTGAAGTCAGTTGCCTTAAACACAAAAGAATGAGATCCATCCTCGGCCGCAAAGGTAAATCGCATTTGTCTGTCTGCCTGATTTCCACCCTGACTGTAGACTTTAAACTTAAGATCAACAAAATTGTCAACCGTTGCTGGTGGAGATTTTGCCACAGTTACTTCTTTGCCACCCCATCCCCAATGAACAACTTCATGAACTGCCCTTGATTTTCTATTTGCTGCAGTTACCTGAAGTGGCCTTTCTTTTCTTGTCGTCCACCAGTTGCGAACTATCTTATCATCGACATTAATTTTTGATTCTTTTCTAAGGGAAAGAAGAAAGTCTTGATATCTTTGAATCTCTAATCTTATTGGACTTTCTTCAAGGGTTGCATAGAGAGTAGGATCCCATGTTCCAACATCCTTTCCATCTTTATCATATCTTCTACCAAAAGATCCTGAGGGTGCTCCGCTAAGATCATACTCCTCAAAATCTTCTTCCCTCTCAAAAGTTTCTACTGTCTTAAAGAACTTACATTCAGGATAATCAGGATCTCCAATCATAATGGAGCGAACAACAGCTCCAGATGCAATACCATAGTCATCAAAAACATCAGTGATTGGAGCATACTGATATCCCCATCCACCTTCAATCAGATCAACTGCAAGTAAAGATCCGTCAGTTCCATAGATACCATTACCCTTGGCACCAATTCCTCCACCACCAGAAAATCTTACTCTGGGAGAAATTTCTGCCAAAACTTCTGGTTTAATATCACTAAATCCACCATCAGTGCCACCCGTTCCACCAGTTCCAGTGCCAGTACCAGTTCCACCAGTACCAGTTCCACCAGTTCCAGTGCCATCACCTCCATCTTCATAAATGTCAAGACCTGTTATACCATTACATCCATCACTTCCCGATGCAGAATTAGTTGGTAGTAAGTCTTTTGGAGTTAATGCATTAACTCCATTAATATTCATGTACTGAATTTTATCTCTTCTTCTAAAGATAAAAGTAGTACCTGGATTTAATTTTGCGTACTTATTTGCCTCATATACTGAAAGATTACCGACAAAACCTCTCTCAGGATCAATGTAACCGACCCTTATATCCGATTTAGTTGCAGATCCGAAGAGATTAAACGACATTATCGATTATACTTTGCCTTCATATTGTGTATTTATTATAAAAGTTCAAGGTCTTCTTGAGATCTTGGTGGTGATGCAAAAGGTGTTTCTTCCGTTGGTTGCAGTGCATCCTCATTCTCCCTGTTTGTTGAGTTCTCAATAGATTTTGGACTTGGCAAGGAAGAATCTGGTTGTGCTGATCCACCATTAGCCAGACAATACTTATCAGATACTGCTAAGTTTGGAGTTAATTCGCAACCAAATACACTTAGGGATATATTACTGAAACTAAGAGCAGAGGTCATGCTACCACTAATACCACCAAGAAGACTTGTAATATCAGAAAGAGCACCACTTACTCCTGCCAATTCATTTTGTATGTCGTCTAAAAATGAGTTAACATTATCTACTAAATTATTATTTGCATCATCAATTACTTGTTTATTTGCATAGAATACTTTACCAATTACATCCTCAGCATAACAAGTTCCAACTTGAGGTTGCCTCTTCACTTGATTATTCCGTGGGTTATCTACATTATCTCTTGCTTTTTGTTCTGCATTGCCCATGTCTAAGGCATCATCAAGAATACCTTGAATTAATCCACAGAGATTACCAGTCATTTTTCCATACAAACAAAGAATCAATTCAACAATTTTTTGTTTCATATCACCAAACATTGATCTCATATGAGTTGGCAGTGCTGCAACTGCTTTTGTCAATGCTTTATTAAGGACCTTGAGCACATACTCCATCACCTTATCAAACAGAACCTTCATGTACTTAGCAATTTGACAAGCAGCATCACCAATTAACTTTTGCACATTATCAATTGTGCTTGATACTGCATCAACATAACTTGAGATGGCACTGAGATATGAATTAAGTCTTTCTGTCAGTGTTTTAATAGTTGTTTCAATTGCAGTCACCGCTGATGCCACAAATGAATCAGGGTCTGGTTTCATCACAACAATACATTCTTTTATCTTTGCTTCCCTTTTTGTATCTGCTGCAGTGAGTTGATGCATTGCATCAGGATTCTCTTTAGTTGGATTACCTGTGCTTGGTACAGTTGGAGAATCTTGTTGATTTCTTAATTTTGCAACATGATCTGCTACTGCTTTCATAGCAGCATCTTCTACTTCTTGAGCTGATCTACCTTCATTCCTTGCTGCCTCTCTGGCATCATTTGCAACTTGCAGTCCATTAGGTATTGCACTAAGGGGTTGATCAGGTCTCAGTCCAAATTTATTAAGTTGAACTCCTGGTGGTGCTGGAGCAAGCGCAGCAGCCAATGTTGGATCCATTGGTTTCTTTGTAACCAATCCATCATCAGGTGCGATTGGTTTTGCGGTTCCAGTTGCTGGTCTCTTTCCTTCAGCATATCCACTGGTAGGACTGAAATTAGATTCAGTCGTACCAATTTTTGTGGTCATCGGAGTTTGGGCGTTATGCCCCATGATTCCCATGATGACGGGGACCTGTTGGTCTTGCCCATCCATGAAGAATCCAAAGACAAAGTTACCCTGACGGATCATGGGGGTCTGACTTGCCCCCGCCTGTCCACCACCAGCGGTGATGGGATACATTACATTAGCCCAAGGTAACTGATCTGAAGGGATAGACTCTTCTTCTTTATCATGGATACCCATGATACGAACTTTATATCGTCTACCCCATCCAGGAATACTATTCGCATCCTCAAATTTTCCAGGCAGAATATTATCTCTCCATTCAGAGTCATCGGCAACCTGACCGATCCACCAATGGAAGTTATTACCTAAAAAACCAGAATTAAATAGTGCCGATCCTTCCATAATCAGTCATCATATACCAGACATTCTGGTTCGGATGGGTTTTGATCACAGAATAATTCTAAGTAAGAGGGATCATGATGATCTCCTGCTTCGATTTCTTTTTTATGATGCTCCGCGTATTCTTCTAAGTCATGCAATTCGCCTTCAATGTGACGACGCATTTGTGGATTAGTTGTAGGATCTTGAAGGATTTCTTTGTCCTTCTTGATATGTGCTTCGATGTTTTCCATGGTTTCTTTTTAGAAAGTACTTGTCGTATCAGTTGCTTTTCTTGATACTGTTCTTTGGTATGGATTTTGTACTCCTGGTGTTTGTGTTGGAGTTGCTGGTTTACCAGTTTGCGGTTCTTTCCCTGTTCTTCCAAAAGAATCTCTCACTAAGTTTAGTTTAGTGTAAGTTCCTTCAGCGTTAACCAAATGACACAATGCCGATATAATATATAGACCACCAATTTGACGGTCAATATCGTCATTCTTTGTATCCTTCTGTGCAGATGGTGCATCAAAATAAACTGCTTCACCTGCATGTAGAGAAAAATCTCCAGGGATGGTTATCTCAATCTCAGAAGCATACAGTTGATTATAACGCATGATTGCCTGATTGGTAATCAGTTCAGGTTTAAAGTTTTGATCCTTTGACTTTTCAAGTTGCTGTTGACTTGATCCTGTTGGTAGAGTTCCAGTGTCTTTAATAATATATGTTGTCCTTGAGAACTGTTTGTTCCTCCCCTGACGATTAAACTCTGGATTCAGGACTGGTAGTTCTTTTCCTCCTTTCTTTAGAGAATCCTCAACACCATCACTTCCTGTAGCCTTTGGATTCAAGACTTCATACTTACAAGTGTATGGGTCAAACAAAACGATTCGTGTTGATTGAAATCCTGCCTGCATCTTTTCTTGAACGTTGATGCGGTTATCCTTGGAGAATGTCAATGCTTTCATATCATATCCCTCTGGAATATTGGCACCTCTTGAGTCAGGAGTTTCATTGTAGATGATTGACTTTTTCTTTTCCTGACTCAACAAAGTATCGATTGATTTAAAATGATATCCATCTGCAGTTTCATAGAAGAAAAATCCTGCAGTCTTTCCAGGTGTTATATCAGAGGGAGCACACTTACTGGATAACCAGTTCAATGTGTAGTATGGTTTCCATTGTCCAGGGATCTCATTCAGTTCAGTGGCATCCTCAACATCACTAATATCTTTGTCAGTTTCTAAAAAGTTAGTCAATATTTGTTTAACAGTTTCTGATACCTTACCATCAAACCTTTTATTAATTCTAACTTCATCATTCAAAATATATTCTTTTGATACCAAGTGGAGGTTAACAAGACCTTTTGTTGTTTGGTCTCCAACAGGAGTTACCTTGTTAACATAGAATGTAAATTCTATCTGCTCTTCATTATTGTCTTTGATCTTAAAAATTACCTTCTCAGTTCCTACGATAGGTAGACCTTCCAAGGCACTCTTCTGATCAATAGAATTTCCTGAGTCAGCAAAAGTAACAGTTGCCATCACAGAGTCCTGAAGAAGACTCTCATAATACATCAACTGCATTGTTCCGTTTACAATAGATACAGTCTTACTTTGATCCTTATTTGAGAAGACATCCAGTCTCTCAATAAAAGCAGGAGTAGACTGAGCACCTGTTACTTTAGTATCTGCCATGTGTATTACCTCTTACTTCTATTTAACGCATGTATAGAATATCGCTGAACATTTCCTTGCCCTTTGCGACAACATTAGTCACTGCAGACTTTGCCTTTCCATATGCATCAGAAGCAGCATTTTGAATTGGTTGTGGGACAGGAACTGGAATCACCTCTGGCATATCATATGATGCATATTGCTCAAGAACTTTCATCAC